ATCACCCCCTTAATAGACTAACATGAATAATTCATTCATTTCATTAAAAATAGTAGCTTCAATTCTAAGTAATACATCACGATATTCTGTTAACATTTTTGAGTAAGTTTGAACTCCTATTTTTCCTGCACGATACTGAATATAATCTTCAATATTATTTACAGTCGATGTAAGCGTATTACTTAATGTACTATCATCTGTTTCATTTGAAGTAGAGGACGCATTACTATTTTCTGTTTTAGAATTATTCACATTTTGTTCTTTAATTGAACTAGCATATTCGATAACCCCTTGACCATTTGAAGCAGTCAATGCCAAGCGCGTATCTGGATTAGTACTCTCTAAGATTCGTTCAAAATCATCATCATTTAAAGCAGTATCACTTGATCCATTTGTTGAGCCACTAGAAGTTCGATTATTTGTACTGTTGGATTGGTCATTTTGTGCTTGATCGTTTTTCTTAGTATAAGTTGAATTTATTTCTGAATTTTTTAGTGGATCAAACGCAAGTAATTCACTTTCAAATAACTTATTGAAATATGGCATATTCACTAATAACCATGTTTCCAATTGAAATTTGAACAAACCAAATGTTTCAAACCCTATTTCTCTAAGATAAAATTTACGAATAAAATGTGTTTCAAATACTGATTTATAAACAGGATCATAGATTGGATAATTGAAGTCAAATAAATTCGGTCTACCAGCTTCAATTAAATCACTAGTATTCAAGGGAACAATTGAATTTTGATATTGTTCAATATAGTCTCTTAATTCTGCGGTATAATCAGACATTAGAATCACCACCATTTCCATCAATATTTGATGCAATTTCATCTAAAATATCATGTCTTATATTTACTTCTAAATTTAGACCATATAAATCATTTATTTTTAAAGCGGCTTCTTTTCGTGCTTTTAAATATATATTTGCACTACTTTCTATCTGTTCGTCATTTGCTTGTGCTTCGTCGGTTATCATGCGTTCCTTCTTTTCAAGGTTTGCATTTTTGATTCCTAGATATGTCATAACCTCATTCCATACTGCATTCCTTTGTGTGTTTAGTTTATCAATAACATATGGTGCATCTGTTTTAAAGACTTTAATTGAATCAGGATTTACAGTTTCATGGGTTATAATGACAGGGGAATTTCCAGCATATTGTTTGTAAATATTTTCTATGCTTAATCTTGTGTTATCATTTGCAGAAATTAAAACAGGAGTTTTTTGTGCATTTAGATTTACACTTATAACCTCTTTTAATTCAGCTAAATCTCTTGCGAATATTTCTAGTGAGGGAAGAGTGGGAAAATGATAATCATTATTCCAGATAATAACCCCCATATCTTTTTCCTTAATATCGCTGTAATTAAACAACTTAAAAGTGTTTTGATATTTTGGACTACTCGCATGGAATCTATCAGGTAGTAAATAATGATCAATGGTTCCAGATGGTGCGCCCTGCGTAGCAAGATAACCGATTTGCGGATCATTATAAAACGCCACATACCCGAAAATATGCAAACTCATTTCCAAGTATCTAGGATCAACGCTAGACGGTAGATTTTTCCACTCAAACAGTTGATAAGCTAAAGCCGTTAAATATTGATTATAGTGTGCTTCCCACCTGTGTATAGGGGTCTGCATAATTGCGTTTGTTCCTCTTGTGTTCAGGAAATTTCTTTTTCTGCTCATTATATCACCCCATTCGCAAGAGCAAAATTTCCAACATCATTTGTATGCCATAGAAATATACCATTATCAAATATGTTTTTAAGTTCTTGCAAATCCTCATTGTTGAAGTTACCTGTTATGTTACAAGATTTAGTTTCTACATAATTCCAACTTTGGCGCGTATTAAAGTTAGGTATTTTTACTTCATTCTTTTTATACCCGAACATATTAAAGTAGTCCGTTAATTTTTTGCTGTATTCGGGTTTGATTTGTTTTTTAATCACGTAAAACCCCGTATATGTGTTGCCGAAACTAAAAGCAGTATTACTCCCCATTTTCGCTAGTTGAGGAGGGACATTTCCAATATCCTTTAATTTTGCTTGAATTGCCTGTAAAGCAAGCGCGGTATCTCCTGCACCTTTTACTACATTAACACCAGCACCAGCCACCCCAACTGGATTGGCTTGTGCGGCACTCGCAACACCTGTTATTGTGTTGCCAATTTCACCGAGTACTCCATTAAATACGATTGTATTAGTCTGATTAGCTAGACTATTTTTATTGCCTTGTAAATAAGCGGCTAACATGTCTACCAAAATAGGTACATCTTGTGCATTGTTATTGATTAAAGAATGTTCCAATGCGATTCGCGCTTTTTCATTAACATCTGTTATATAATCCGTTGTGTAATCCCTAGGTATATAGGCTACCTTATTACTTACCCCAAGCGATCCCATAACTTCAATATATAAGGTAGGGTTATCAATATATTCATTTTTGAGAACAACCCTGTTCCCCTTAAAATCATCTAAAATAGTGAGTGTATAAGGGTACATATAAAGTTTACTTTCAACAGGTTGAGTCAAACCATAATATTTAGCACCCGCATTTATTTCAGACGTTTGATAAGTTGGGAGAGAATCAATAAATAAAGAAGTGACACTTTGCGTACCATCAGAAATGGAAACTACTTCAAATGAACTTGTTGCACCAAGCGGATCGCCTGCGGTTGTGAAATCTACTGTCCAAGGGGAAGTGTTAATATTAACCGTTGTCGGTATACCTACATTTTCTGTAACATACATCGATACAATATTATTAACTGAAGTTGTTTGCGAAAAAATAGTGGAAAGCAGGGTTAAAATTCCAGATAAAATTTGTGAAGAACCCCCATCAATGGATGCATTCAATTGTGTGCCATCCATCATAAACGGATGCACATAATAACATAATGATTGTGGAGAACCATTTAATGATGAAATAATGACTCCTGATTGAGTTGCACCCGCTGGAATATGAAGGGATGATTTTGCTATCATAACTAAAAAGAAAACACCGTTTGAATTCATAGAATCATAATGTTTTGAATAAACGGTGTCATATTCGGAACCATAATATAAGCCTTCATCTATTGTATTGATAACTGGCGAACCGTCTGCATTCCATAATGTACAATGTTCGCGAACCACATATGAAGGTTTGAAAGTCATGTCAGTAATCCATGTTTGAAGTACATCAATTTCAAAGTGTACATATGTGGTATTGTGCTGAACATATTCAAGTTTAGTAACAAACGCATAAAACCATTTGTCATTATAACTCGCATTTTGGAACATAAGATAGTTAGTACCCCATAACGAATCAATAGGCATATTAACTGAAATAAAGGTTTTCCCTTCTATTCTCTGGAAATTTGCCTGAGTAATAGAGCTAATTATAGTTTGTGTGCTGAAATAATTAAATTGATCGGTTGTTGACACAAACCATCGAGTGTTTTTGTAGTCGTTAGAAAATGGAATACCAGATAACAATGTTATGTTGGTTCCGCTTAACGGTACAGTTGCCATAAGTTAAACGCCCTTTCTTATGCAGGAATTACAGACACAATTGATTCACCCACAACATTGACTTGTGTTGTTCCGTCACCAGGATCGGTATATGTGACTGTTGCCTTGACAGTTAATTGTCCAGTTTGTGCCGCATCCAGTGTAAGAATGCCAGTCGAAGCAATTGCAGTTGTTCCAGTAATCACGGAACCGTCATTGTCACCAGCGACAACAGACCAAGTAACAGGGTAGGTATTTGTATCTGTTTGTCTGACATAAGCCGTGAACTCAAAAGTTTTACCTGCTTTTAGACTTGTAACCGTTGGATTAACAATAACAGATGTGATAGGCATTACAGTACCCGAAACAAATGCTACAGCATTAGAAAAACGTGATACAGATAGTGTTTGCCAAACGTGATAGAAATAATTCCAGTATAATCCTTTGGGATTTCTGATTGTTTCTAGCTTCAGAAGATTGTCATAAACCATGAACCAATTTTGATCCACTAATACGGCCTGTAAGCCAGTTGTAGCAAAGTTATCAATAACCGTTACATTTCCAAGGAATTTTGTTCTGTCCATATTGAATGCTTTTGCGAGTACATCAACGTCGATTTCTGCTTCCAAATCTGCATCAATAATTAAATGCATATCCGACATGTCTGTACGTGTGCGTACTGCAAGTGCGTTATAATCTCTCGAACCGTTTGGCAAACTCATTTTAACGGCAGTCGCTCTTACCGTTTTGACAAATTCAGTTGCACTTGTTCCATCAACAGGCGCGGTAACATTGATAACCGTAAACATGTTCTTTGCACAATAGTTATCTATGAGCAATTTCATGTATTCATATTCGTCTACTTCTGCACTGTTATAAATGGCATTGAAAATTTGAGCCATAAAATTCTCGAAATTTCCCCATGATAGAAAGGCAGTACGCAAAGACGAATCTTGTATAGTTTGATCGTACCTGTCTTGTCTGTTCCGCTCATGAAACAAACTTTTGACATTCGGAATTGTTCGTTTGAATACCGTTGTTTCTGCATCATCTGCATCGTATTTATTTGCCATTGTAATATCAGTAAAAATTTCTTCAATGGTACGACCTTCTGGCATCTTGCCTTTTTTAAACTTCCTAAGTGGATTTTGTAGGGAAATGGTTCGCATGACAACAAGTCCAATTCGATCCACCAAAGAGGAAACAAATTCATTTAATACGGCTTGATTCAAAAGTAAACCCGCGCCAATGTCTGCAATGTTTTCATAGCTTGCAAGCGGTACATATTGTTTGAAGGAGTCACTTCCACTATTGCGAATGGCGTTGACAATATCATAGGAAGCATTGACACCAAGGGAAGTGTTAATATCATTTATTGTAATTCTCATGTAAATTTACCCTCCAAATTTCAAAATTTTAGTGTTGATTTTCGAGTTCTTCAATGGTTATTGATTCAGAAAAATTTTTCTCATCTTCTTTTTTCTTTCCTTCGGTGTTTTCCGTAACACCTAATTGTCTGAAAAGCTTACTGTTTGAAATAACCAAATCTGAATTGTCGTTTTGCAGTTTATCCCTTGTTTTGGTTAAGTCTGCAAAGTCTGCGTGTACCGTCCCATAATCAACTCGAAGAGTTTGTAAAATTTCAGTCCGTCGAGATTGTTCCAGTTCGGGATTCAATAAATCGTTGAGCATTGTTTCATGATCTTCTCTTGGCATTGGCATGTGTTTATCACTTCCTTCCTTTAAGTAGATATGTTACTACTCTATTAGTATATCATCTATCAGACCTAGAAAGAGAGGTTTGGCGCGTCCTTTGTCGAATTGTGGAACATTTGAAAGAGGGTTCTTGTCGAATTGTGATACACATTTAATAGGAAGTATGTCGAATATTGTCAAATACTAGAAACTATTAAAACTATTGTCGAACATAATCTAGTATTTTGTTGACATTTGTCAAAATGTGGCGTAGAATAGTAAGTGTTAGTAGAGTTAGTAAATTAAACCAACTAAGGGAAAGAAGGAAGAAAAGAATGCGTAAAACGATGACCAAAGAAGTTACCAAAACAACGGTGACAATCGCAAGAGTAGTGACGGATCAGGATGGAAATTTGCAAGCGGAACAACTGCCCACTGAAATTTTGATTGGCAACGTTAGCCAAGAAAAGGCACAAAAGCACGTAGCCAAGAAATTCGATTTCCCTGTTACTGTTTTCAATGTGGAAGCTTCAACTGAAATCTATGAAATGGCAGTAGAGGATTTTATCAAGCATGCTACATTGGTTGTCGATCCTCAACCTGAAGCAGAATCAATGTCTGAAGCAATTTAATTAAAAATCTAAGGTGAAAAGAGGAACAAAAGAAGATGGCAAAAACAGAAGAGATTTCAAATGAAGTAAAGGCAAGCTTTGACATTACAACACAAGAAGGTCAATTTAAAGTATTCAATGCGCAAAACGGTTCCAGTGTTTCAATGAAGAAAATGGAAAGTGGCGAAATCATCGAAGCCGTTGGCATTATGCAGTATAGGGATGTTACGGATTCATATGGAAAACAACAAGAGGTTACAATCACAGTTATTTTTGCAGAAGATGGACAGAGTTATGCTGGTGTTTCAGATACAGTTGCAAAAGCAGGAGAAAAACTGATTGAATTGGTTACAAAATTGAAACTTGAAAAATTCCGTGTTGTTCTAACTAAACAATTCTCTGAAAAAGGAAATGAATTTTTGAATCTGCGTTTGGTTCTATAATCTAAGTTATAAGAAGAAAGGGTAACAGATTAAAGTCTGTTGCCCTTTTATTTCTTGAAAGGTGGGCAGGAAATGCCAGCAACAAAAAGAGGAATATATCATAATTTAAAAGAAAGTAATTATATTGTATCAAACGGTGAAATTATTTTCTTTTTTTCTAGTCGCGTATATCTGAATAAATTTATGAGTTGTTATAACGAACATCGAGAGACTTTTTTAGAACAAAATAAAAAGATTGGAATAGTACCAGTTTTAAATATGCGTACCCTTGCTGACATTATTCTTTACAATGATACGGAAAAAAGAGGGTTCTGTGCTTGGCTGAAAGGAGTTGAAATAAGTTGGACAGAGATACACCGATACGCATTACGAAAAATGACCGAAAAGAATACGCTAGATTGGTACGAAATGCAAAAGCCAAAATTAGAAGAGCGAATAAGGCTTATGGAGTAAATCTGTATGAAGAAATAAACCTACCTAGTATAGAGGATATTGGAAGCAGACAAGAGTTTAATAAAATTAAGAAGGAAGCAAAAAGCTTTACAAGTCGGCAGAATGAAAACTACCAGTTTAAGAAAAATAAATATGGGGTAGTCGCAACGAAGAAAGAATTAAAGGAAATTATAGCCGATACTAAGGAAGCGCAAAAGATAGCGAAAAAGTTGATAAAAGAAACCGAAAAGAAACCGTTTTATTCAGGAAAGAAAGTACAGGGAACCGTTGGGCAACAAATCAAACAAATGGCTAAGCCGAATGTAGCTGGAATTTATGCACCACCTGATTTTAATTTTAATAGCATTACTTCAACAAGGCAGTTTGAAAATAAAAAGAAGAATATGAAAGAAAGAGCAAGCGGGTTATTCGTTGATAAGAGGATGGAACAGAATAAACAAAACTTTATCAGGATGTTAGAATTAAGTATGCATAGTGATGCAGACGAATTGATCGAAATGTTAGAAAATTTGAGTGGTTATGAATTTCATGAAATCTATATGCAATTCGCTTCGTTTGATTTTAATATGTGGGATAGTGAAGGGATCATGGCTGAAAGAGATGGGCAATCATCTAATCATATTTCTAAAATGATGGATGATATAGAAATGTATAATGACGGAAAAGTGGACAAAGATTTATGGGGATTCTGAAAGGATAAAAATAAACCCTTCAATGGAGGGTAAAAATTGCCAAGGAAAAAGTTTTCGTGTGATTTTGAAACAACAACAAAATTAGATGATTGTCGTGTATGGGCATATGGATGGATGGAAATTGGTAATAAAACGAATTACAAGATTGGTAACTCGATTGAGGAATTTATGGATTGGTGTGAGGAAGCAAAAGCAAATCTATATTTCCATAACTTACGGTTTGATGGGGAATTTATCGTAAATTGGTTGTTAAAGAATGGATACAAGTGGGACAAGTCTGGCAGAGCAAAAACTTTTAATACAGTGATTTCCAGTATGGGTCAATGGTATGTGTTAGATATATGTTATGGATTTAAAGGTAAAACAAAGTTGCATACCATCATTTATGATTCGCTGAAGAAGTTGCCTTTTAAAGTGAAGAACATAGCAGAAGATTTTAGACTCACGATTATGAAAGGGAATATAGATTATCACAAAGAGAGAGAAAAGGGTTACACGATAACAGAAGATGAAAAAGACTATATAAAGAACGATATAGAAATTATAGCGGACGCGTTGGAGATACAATTTAATCAAGGTTTGGACAGAATGACCGCGGGATCAGATGCCATGAAAGGGTTTAAGAGCATTATAACGTCTAAGATATTTGAAAAATTCTTTCCAGTTTTGAGTTTAGAAGTTGATGCAAATATACGTCTTGCCTATAGAGGGGGGTTTACATGGTTAAATGATATTTACGCTGGAAAGGATTTAGAAAAGGGAATCGTGTTCGATGTGAATAGTTTGTATCCGTCGCAAATGTACGATAAAGCGTTACCATATGGAATGCCCATATTCTATGAGGGTAAGTATGAAGATGATGCAGAGTTTCCGCTTTATATCCAGCATATCAGATGTGAGTTTCAATTGAAGGCTAAACGGATTCCAACAATTCAAATTAAAAAGAATTTAAGTTTCAGGCAGAATGAGTATTTAAAAGATAGTGGAGGGGATATAGTCGATTTATATGTAACGAATATGGATTTTGAATTGATGCAAGAACATTATGATTTATATGATTTAGAATTTTGTTCGGGATGGAAGTTTAGAAGCGTAACAGGATTGTTTAAGCAGTACATTGATAAATGGACGTATATTAAGACTACTTCAGAGGGTGCTATAAAGTTACTAGCAAAGTTGATGCTAAATAGTCTGTATGGTAAGTTTGCAACGAATCCAGATATAACAGGAAAAGTCCCATATTTAAAGGAGAATGGAAGTTGTGGATATGCAGTTGGGGAAGAGGATTTTAAAGACCCTGTTTATACGGCAGTTGGTGTATTTATAACATCGTACGCGAGATATTTTACAATTACAACTGCGCAAAAGTGTTTTGATCGGATCATCTATTGTGATACGGATAGTATCCATTTGTTGGGTACAGAAATACCAGAAGCGATAAAGGATATAATTCACCCTAAAAGAATGGGATTTTGGGGATTTGAGGGAGAGTTTAAAAGAGCAAAATATCTAAGGCAGAAAACGTATGTTCAGGAATTGATCGAAGGGGATGATAAAATCAAGTTGAGCGTTAAGTGTGCAGGGATGCCCGACCCGATAAAAGAAAAGGTGACGTTTGAAAATTTCAAGGTGGGGTTTAAGAGTTTTGGAAAGTTGTTACCTAAGCATGTAGATGGTGGCGTTGTTTTAGTGGATACAGAATTTACGATTAAGTGAGAGGGGATAGGACAGAATGGAAGAAGATGATTGTTACGATGTAACAATAATTAAGGACGGAGATATAATTATGTTTCACAAATTTGATAAAGGATGGATAATAGAAAAAGGAATCGTTAAAGGAGATAACTGTTATGAGGACGGTGTTACTGTTTATGGGGATGGCTGGAAACAGTATGTTGGTAAATGGTTTATAGTTTCAATAGAGAGAGCAGGAAAACTAATTTATAATAACATGAAAAGAAAAAGCTTTATGATACGTTTATGGATGGTTATAGTGAACTATTTAAGATAGGGAGGGGACAGGATGCCTGATTTTTATGAGAATTTAAGAATTATGAAGGAAGCTGAAACACATTATAAATGGATTAAGGAAAAGTATTGTGAAAATATTGATGCTTGTTTTATAGAATAGGCGAGGGGATGAGTAGATTGCCACACACACTTGAAGAATGCCCTTTACATCAATCGAGTTTTGGAGAATTAGAAAGAATAGTCAGAATGTTTCCAGTTAAAATACCACAAGAGTATTGGAATAAATACAATAAGTCCGCGATTGTACGTATCTTGCATGACTATATCGAGGAAAATCAACCGCTAAGGAGGATGGCGTGTGAAAATCGCGCTCACGGTTAAGTGATTATTTATATAAAATTGAAGATTTGAAAGTGTTTAGATTAGTTGTTAGAAAATTGTCTCATAATTTATGGACAAAATTTTATTATGATGAAAGGGGTTTATGAAAAATGGAAGTATTTAAGATAGGGAGGGGACAGAATGGTCGATTTTTATGAGAATTTAAGAATTATGAAGGAAGCTGAAACACATTATAAATGGATTAAGGAAAAGTATTGTGAAAATATTGATGCCTGTTTTATAGAATTAAATGAATATTTATATAAAATTGAAGATGTAAAAGTATTTCGATATGTAGTTAAAAAATTAGCACAAAAGTTATGGGTAAAATTTTATTATGATGAAAGAGGGTTATGAAAAATGGAAAGATTAACAAATGAGGAAAAAGTTAGCTTAGTTAATACGTTATGTTCTGGGGATAATTACTGTCAAGAAGTTGGAGGATTAAGAGGATTGTATACGGTAGGAGAAATAGAGAAATGGAGTGAAATGGATGAAAGAGAATGAATTAGTGGAATTTATTGATAAAGTTAAGACAGAAATTAAAGATTGGATAGAGGAAATTTATATAGAACAGAATACGAAGCATTCTTTGCTTCACAGAATTGAAGAAGAAACAGCGTTGTTAAAAGTGTTAGATTTGATAACCAATATTTGACAAATAATTGAAAGTGTGATAAGATTATAAAGTGAGGGTTGTCTCTTACTATAATGTTAAGGAGATTGGTGGTAAATCCAGATTAACTTCTGCGCCCCCTTGTTGGATATTGAAGGTATCTAGCATTAAAAGATGATAATACTTCACAAATGATTTATGCTCTGGTAGCCTGCACCTAAAAGTGTATGGGTATCAGGGCATTTATATGTTTCAGTAGGAGAGAGGAAAAATGAATCAAAAGTCGCGAAGCTTTTTGTTTCAGTAAATGATGCAAAATTTGCGTTGGTAATATGAGTGAATAGTGTTTCATTAAAACCTAGTAAATTTGCGCCGTGAAAAAGTGTAAAATTGTACTGGGAAAATAACCT